CGCCGGGCGAGTTCAGGTGGACCTCGATCTTGGGGGTCTTGACGGCGCGGAGATCCTTGACGAAGTCCTGGGCGCCGGTGCCGAACCAGCCGATCTCGTCGTAGATGTCGATGATGGTGGTGTCGCCATCGCGGGTCGGCTCGCTGTCATCATCGCCGTCGTCGCCGCCGGCCGGCTCCCCTTCCTGCTCGGGGTCGGCGGCCTTGGCGGTGATCGAGTACCAGGGGCGGGGCTGGCGGGCCTGGGGGCGTCGCCGCCACGGCCAGCGGGGAACATCGTCGCCGTCGCCGTTGCGGAGCCGCTCGAACACGCGGGCGAGGTCGTCGGGGGTGGCCAGGGGCCGCAGCCGCGACAGGTCGCCGTTGACCGGCAGCTTGTTGTCCATGCAGCGTCCCTCCGTGCGGCGCATGACGGCCGCGCAGTAGGCGGCCGGGTCGTCGCGGTCGCTGTTGGCGCGCTCACACGCCTCCATGTCCGCGTATTCACAATCAGGGCCGAACGGCACGACAGATCACCTCGCTCGCAGATCGGCCGGCGGCTTCCCATTGCCGTTACTGGTTGGCTCGGTGCCCTCGCCGGGCGGGACCAGCTGCACGCTCATCAGCCCGCTGTGCCGCAACCTGCGCCAGTCGTGGTTGCGGACCGCGTCGATCACACTGGCCGGCTCGAACCCGTCGCGGACCAGCGACGCGATCGTCTGCGCCTCATTGGCCTGAATCTCGGCCTGGTCCTTGGCGTCCTCCCGCAGAAACGGCACCGCCGAGGTGTCGAACCACAGCGACGCGCCCCGCGCGTTGACGGGATCAGCGACCAGCGGCTCCAGCGAGCGAGCCGCGTTCGTCCACCAATGGTGGGCGGTCCCATCCGAGAAACGTCGCCGGGCCGAATTGAAGTTCCCCGCATTGAGGGCGCTGCCTTGCAGGCCCTCGCTGAATCCCACCCAGGAGGGCGGGACACCGGAGGCGGCAGCCAGCCGCGACTCCGCCTTGCCGGCGACCTCGGAGTAGTCCAGGTCCCGCAGGTTCGCCCCGATCGGCATCGGCTCAGCGCCGCCGCCCAGATAGAGGGTGCGCCAGGCATTCCACGTGCCGACGTGGTCGGCCTCAAACAGCTCCTTGAACTCGCGGACCTGTTCGATGGTGATGCTCGGATCGAACCTGAGCGCCAAGTTCGGGGTGGCCGAGTTGCGGAAGTACGCCAGTTTATGCTCGGTCTGCGCCTGGTCGGCCTGCAACTCCCGAAGAGTCGCCGTGACCCACGACATGCCGAGGAACACCCGGTCGGGGTCGGGCAGTAGCGCGAACATCGCCACCTCGTCGGTGCCGAGGATGACCATCGGACCCGACGGGGGTTTGTACGCGTAGCCGAGCAGTTCGACGTCGGCGGCCTCAGCGGGATGCTCGGCGTCCTCGTCGGACCCCATGACCGCGATCACCCACTCGGGGCGGAGCCGCACCAGGCGGGGAGTGGCGCCGGCACGTGCCTGCGCTCGGCTGGGCGTGATCTTGCGGATGTAGGCGGTGCCGGCCAGCGACACATCCACTTCCATGCGGGCCAGCAGGTCCGCGGTGGTGCCACCCACCCACGGGCGCTCCAGCAGCCGCAGCGCCTCGGTGCCGAACAGGTCGGCCGGCTGGCCACCCTCATACCGGGTCCAGGCGAACCGGATCTGGCTGAGCACCTGCATGCGCGCCATCACCAGCGCAAAGATGAGGCCATTGCTGCGGTAGGCGTGATTGGCCGTCTGGGCGAGCTGCTCCTCGTCCAGCTTGCCCATGCTGGTCTTGAGGAACGGGTACATGGTGCCGTCGAAGCTGAACCAGTCGACGTACTCCTGGAGGGTCAGGTTCGCCGGGCGGGCCGGGGTCGCCGGGGTCGGCGTGGGGGGGCCGTCGAGGCCGTGGATCATCCGCTCGTACAGCGTGGTCAACGTGCCCTCCCTTCTAGCGTCCGGTGAGCGCGAACGGTCGCGGCGGCCCCGGCTCGACCACATGGGCGCGGGTGGCGTGCCCCCACAGGGCCAGGGTCACTGCCGGCAGCGGCGACAGGTCGATATGGGCGCCGCGGCGGACCCATAGCCACCGGTCGCCGAGCTCGCGTCGCTCCGCGCCAGCCACCGCCAGGTCGAGCTCCGGCTGGCCGAGGTGCCGCAGCGACGCCGGCTCATCCACCAGCGGGTTCGCGCCACTGGCGTCATACAGGGTGCCAGCGGCGCCAGCGATCTCCACCACGCTGGGCTTCAGGATCTCCAGGCCGACCGCCTCAGCCTCGGTGATCAGCGACCCCGCCGGCCCCGACGGGGCGATCACGATCGCGCACGGCGACCACCGGTCGGCCCGGTCGACCCGCTCCTTGAGCCACGGCACCACCCACGCCGAGCCGCGGCGGTGCTCGGCCACCTCGATATGTGACCGGCCGTCGGCGCGGCAGCCCGCCACCCCGATCGACGCCCAGGTGCGATCCGGGGTCATGTCGACCGCGAACGCTGGCCGGTCGGCGATCACCGATTGCGGGTCGCAGATGTCCGCCCATGCCTGCTGGCCGATGACCAGCCACTCAGCCGGGGTCTCATCCAGCCATTGGTTCAGATAGGCGCGGCGGAACTCGTTCAGCTTCATCGACTGGAACTCAGCCCGGACCGCGGCCTCGGTGACGGTATGGCCCAGGGCCGGCATGCACGCCCACCACGTCGCCGGGTCATCAGCTGGGGCCTCGTTCGGCGCCGACCACTCGAAATAGGCGACCCCGGCGTCCAGGCCCGCCTCCACCGCGAGGCGGCCCGCCTCGACCTTGCCCCACAGGTACGGGCTGGCCGCCTTCGACTTCCCCGCTGTCGACACCACGTCCAGCTGCGGCTCCGGCCGGGTGATCATCGCCGGGGCCATGCCCTGCTCCACCCGGTCATCGACCTGAGCGAACGCCTCATCAATCACACCCTCATCGAGGGTGTCGCCATGGCTGGACTCCTCGGTCGGAGCGTCCAGCCCGTGAATCGACCCGTTGCGCCAACGGATCGCCTCCTGACCGATCTGGCGCCGCACCGTGAACAGCGACCGGAACGGCGACGCCTCCAAGATGGGGAGATGCTCGTCCTCCCACTTCTTGCGGGCCTTCAGCCGCGTCTGGGCGGTGTAGACGATCGCCTGCCGTCGGCCGAACGCCTGCGCCCGGTGCACCATCTTGGCCAGCAGCAGCGTCGTCTTGCCCGACTGCCGCGGCACCGTCAGCACCAACCGACGGTAGATCAGCAGCCCCGTGTCAGGGTCCTGCTCCAGCGCCACGTCGGCGACGTGCCGCTGCCACGGCATCAGGGGGGTTCCCAGCGCCTCCGCGAACCGGGCGAGCTCGCCGCCCCTTGTCGGCCGGTCCGTCCTCGGCGTCGACCACCGGGGTAAGCAGCGAAGCGACGAACCCCTCTCCAGAATCGCTGTCACCACGGCGCTCCAAACTGTCCAGGGTGGCCCGCAACTCCCGCAGGTTCGCCGCCGTGGCCATATCCGGGCGCCCCTCACGCTGGTCGAGTGCCTGAGCGACCAGATAGCAGGCTTCGGCGAGGGTGGCCTGGGCGCCGGTCAGGTCACCGAGGCCCTTGACGAAGCGGCGGGCCGCCTGCTCGGTCGGGCCGCGCTGGGCCGTCATAACGGCAGCGACCCCTGGACGCCCATCGATGTGGCCACGATGAAATCCCCCGGTAGCTCATCCCAGCGGAACGCCAGGAAAGACGAGGAGCGATCACCGTTGTCCCGCGCCTGACCCATGCCTGGCCGGTAGTAGCGGCGGAACACGTCGAGACTGGCCAGCGTCCACGGCGCGAACCGCCAATCGTCCTGCCCGAAGCCATACAACAGATAGTCCCCGAACCCGTCGAGGATCTTGGCCAGTTCTGTCTGCTGACCCTGGGGTCGGCTGGCGCGGATCGTGAACTGCTCCCGGTACTGCCGCAGGTAGCGACCACGGCGCACACGGCAGGCGATCCGCACCGGGGCCATCTGGAGCACGATCAGATCCGTGTTGTGGAACAGATCCTCGCGGCGGGGCGCCTCGCCCATCAGGTGCTCACCGCAGATCCGTTTCATCTGCCGCAGATAGCCGGCCTGCCAGCGGAAGTCCTCTGCGACATCACGACGCATCGGCCGTGACCTCATCCCCCCAGACCTCGAACCCGTCACGCTGCCCGCGCTCGAACATGGCTATGCGCGGTCCAGGGCTGGCCTGGCGCACCCGCTCATAGAAGATGTCCGGCTTGCG